GCTGATGTGATGGATGCTGAACGATTAAGATCACGCATCAAATCGTCAACTTGCCTTGCCTGTGACTCTGAGAGCGTCTTTCCAAGTTCTTCGGCGCGTGATCTTAACTGTTGGCGTAACTTGGCCTGGCTAAATATATCCATACCCGTTGTCACGTCTGGCGCTGCCATAGTTGAACTAGCCTTAACTTCTTGCAACACACGCATTTGGTCAATGGGCCTACTCATCTTTGAGTATTGCGACAAGTAATCCTTAAATCCTGGCGATGCTGACTCAAGCACATCATCTAAAACATCACGCACTGCAATCAATTCGCGTGACGCCAAACGCAAGCCAGGGTCAGACTTTTCAAGCGCACCTGATATGGCGTCATTAATGTCCTTGCGGACGTTGTAAATGCGCTCTGGCGTATCGCCAGCGTTCTCAATGCGTCCGCGTAACCACGTCATGGCTTTTTCAACGGGCTGGCGATTACCTGTTGCGCCAGACAGTACATTCTTAACGGCAGCAGTAATGGGTGTCGTTGCAATGGGTCCAAATTCATTCAGTGATTTGGCGAATGCCGCTTCACGCATGGGCGCTGTAACCGCTGAACGTTTGGCTTCCGCCGCGGCGATTGCCTCCGGCCCACCGCCAGATAAACGGTTTAACAACTGCATTCTTACTGCATTGTTTTGCGATATGCGCTGGCCAATTAAGTTTTGAGCATCAAGCGCCATTGCTAATGGGTTTTGCAGCGCCATCAAGCCAGGGTCCATGGACGCTTCAGCAGTCATGGGGCGTGAGCCAGGCACATACTCTTGCGCACGCAATAGCGCTTGTTGTGCGCGTTCAGGATTGGTGGCGGCACGTTGCAACACTTGACCGGCAATCACTTCTCTACCTTCTTGCGTGAATGGCGATACAACTTGCCTTGCACGTTGCGCAACATTTCTTCCAACGATTGGCGCTGTACCTGGTGCAACGGAACCAATAACGCCAAGGCCTAGTTGCGCCAAAGGTCCAAGCCCTTCTTCGCGCCCTAGACTGGCGGCAGTGGCGCCTGTGCCAGCGGCAATGGCTTGCGTTCGCGGATCTGTTGCAAGCGTCCTTAATACTTCTCTTGAAACGGGTGATGTCACGGCTTGCGATGCCAAGCGAGCGCCACCGGCAAGCGCGCCTGTGCCAGTAAGCGCTTGCGCAACGTCTTGCGATATGCGCTCTTGCGGCGTTTCTGCCTCCGGCAGTCCTGCCGCTGTAAGCAATCCTTGAATTGTTTGCGATGGCGGCACGGCAATTTGGCGCCCTGCCGCTGCATTCATTAACGCCACTAAAGGATCTGCAAACATGGTTGGCAGTGATGCGGCACCCGTGATGGCGGCTCTTGCTGTAAGTCCTAACTGCCTTCCAATGCCGCCAGCCGATGGCGGTGAAACTTGTTGCGCTTGCCTAGATTGCTGAAGTGCTTGTTGTACTGGAGAGCGATCAACGATTATTTGACGAATAGCCTTTTCAATGTCTTGATTGGCCATGTCATCAGGAAAATCAACCGATCCAATGTTTGGTATTTCAACGGTTTTTGCCATGATCAATACTCCACCAAACGCCCGTTCTCCCACTTATAGCGCTTTCCTGATGACGGTGGCGCTTGTGGCGGAACGGCTTGAACCTGTGACATAGCATTGCCAGCGGATGTTTTCATGGCGTTAATTGCAATCTGTCTTGAGCGTGACTTTTGAGCAATCACTTCTGGCGAATCACCGATTTGCGGGAAATAAGTTTTTATTTCACGCGCCATCTCTTCATCGCCAATCACGGCGCCTGATTCCTTACGAAGTTTTGAGCGCACCCAATCTTCTTGCGCCTGGCGCACTTGTTGTTGCGCTGGCGTCATCAATGATCGCTCTGCAACGCCACCAACAAGCGGAATTGCGCCAACCGCGGTTGCAATAGTTCCTGCGCGCTGCGCTTGCGATGGCGCTTGACCGATAATGCTTTCGGCTTCAATCATGCGGCTTGCGTAACCGGCGGCGTTTAACTGTCCTTCAGTGGGTTTTGTTCCGCCGCCCTTGACAACTTCTCCAGTTGGCGTTGTAACGGGTAGCGCTGCCCCACCAGGCGTAACAGGTACATACTGCAAACCTTGATCTGTTTCTTTGATCTGATAATTACCGCGGTTAAATTCTTGCTGGCGAAGGCCAAGTCCTGCGCGCTCAAGGCCAACGCGTTGTTTTTCAAGTCCAATGCGTTCTTCTTCAAACCCAAGTCGTTTAAGGTCAGTAGGTCCAATGGCTTTTGGTATCCGCTGAACAATGGTTCCTGTTCCTTTATCCCTGATCAAGATTTCCGCGCCTGTATCAATTTGCGTCTGATCCGGCGTTGGCTTAACGTCAAGAACGCGAATGTTGCCGCGCTTACTCACAACGTAAGTTGATGGTTGACCGCCAATAATGCCTGATTGCGGCGATCCAAATTCTTCTTCGGCTAGCTTGGCGGCATACTCCACGCCCTTTTCATAAGGCATTGAAGCAATCAAAGCGCGTTGCTCTTTTGTTAGATTCGCAAAAGGTTGTTGCGCCATCGCTGATTCTTGCGCCGCTGCCGCGGCTTGCGTTGGTCCGCCACCCTGTGCAAGCGCTTGTTGTGCCGCTGCAAACTGCTGCGCCTGTGTTGGTCCTTGAATCGCTTGGCGGAATGCTTGCTCTTGTTGCTGATTGCGCTGCATTTGCTGAAACTGCGCACCAAGAATCTGTTGTTGCAACGCTTGCTGTCTTGCCTGTTGCAACCCTTCAGCGGCAGTGCCGCCACGCGCTAACGAAGATCCAATGTTTGCAAGCGTCATCCAGCGTTGGCGCATACGCTCTTCTTCATCCATTGCTGGCGTAGGCAATCCTGGTATTGTTGAAATGCGGTCAAGTCCAGCGCCAAAACGTTGCAGGACATTTGGCGATGCACCTTGCATAGGTGATTCTGGCGAATTCGGCAGCGTGCTATACGATGGTCCGCCAAAAAGAAAGTCTAAAAGCGCCATATTTAACCCCTTGTGCGGCGATCAAGCTCTTTGACCGCTTCAACCAGCAAACCAGTAACTTCAGGATAATTAACCATCTTCATGCCGTTGCCGCCATAAGCCACGGCGTTTGGCATCACACGCTCAACTTCTTGCGCCATCACGCCGCCCGTTGGCCTATCGCTTCCTTTGTACTCGTATTCGTAACCGTTCATGCCGCCAAGCGCAGCAAGTGGTGACTTCATCTTTGAAATGTTTTCCTTCATGCGCTTATCGGAAAACAGATAAGCAAGCGCCGCAACGTTGCTCAATCCTTGCCCAAACTGTTGTGCGCCGGAAAGGTTTTGCGTTGTCTGTTGCGTGCCACCCGATGGCATTTGCGTCAGACCTTGTTGAAGGATTTGCAATTGTTGAAGTGGATATTGTTGTTGGCGTAAAAAATCTTGATACGCCAAATCCAGATTGGCTTGATTCATGGCTTGCTGTTGAGCGCCAACACCTTGCAGTCCTGCTGCGGCTTGTTGGCGCAAACCAATGTCTTGCGCACCGAGCGCAGCCGCCTGGCCAAATCCTTGCTGCGCTAATTGTGCCGCGGCTTGCGCGCCTGTTTGCAGCGCCGCTTGTTGTTGCAACGCTTCTTGCACTGCTTGGCGCGTTCCGCCGTATGCGCCAGCTTTGGCGGCTTGCGCGCGGGTTTGCTGCTGTTGCATCAATCGTTGATTCTCGATGTTTTGCAGCGTATTCTTGATCACTTGCTCGTTGTACGGGTTATAAAATTGCTGCATAGATTCGCCAAGACTTAATGGTGACTGGCGGATCGCTGCCATGGCTTCTTGCTGCGGTTGCGTGAATCCCGCAATCCTTGGTCCGCCATAAGCCTGATAAGGTTGCTGTGCAACTTGTTGGGCAAACGCATAGTTTTGAAGCGCTGCTTGTTTGAATTCAGGATCAGGCTGGTAAGTTGATGTTGATCCGCCGCCGCCTTTACTCATTTCTTCAGCTCCTTGGACATAACCGTCCATTTTTCTTGATAACCTTCATCCGCCAAAAACGAACGAATCCAACCTCGTCTTCCGGCTAACGTGACTCGTTGACATCCGATTGATTCGGCCCAATGCTCAATGATTGGACGCATACGCGCGAGTTCTTCGAGGTTCCCGCCAGCAAGAAAATAGTGAAGCGCTTTGAGGCGAGGGTAAACCTGAATCTCTGTGATGACTGCTGACTGCGCACCTGGCCAAAACTGCATCGTTTTGGCGGTAATTGCTCGTTCAATATCGTCGATATTATGCGTGCCGCCGCTGTATTGCAATGCGGATTCAATGATTGGTATGCACCGTTTCCAATTGGCGGCATCAAAGGCATTCATGATGTCGCCAACAGTCCATTGTTGACAAACTGCGGCTGGTTGATCGTTGACAATAAACCTTGCACTGGCGCGCCACCCGTCAACTGATTCAAGTAAAAGTCATACGGTTGAAGTTGAACGTTTTGCGCTGCCGTGTTGTAACCAGAAAACAGTTGCGCTTCAGGTGATGATCTGATCGCTTGGCGGATGTCACCGATTGATGTGCCTTGACCATACACATCACCAAGCCAATAGTTGTAATCGGCTTGCGTTGGCGTGCGACCCAATGACATGCGATATTCACGATTCAGCAGGGCTTCGGGTGACGTGCCAATGCTTTCCTGAATCGCGCCAGCGTCAATACCTTTGGCTAATTCGCCACCCCAATAATTTAAGTCGGCTTGCGTTGGCGCGCGTCCTAGCAAACCTTGATACCAACTGGTTACTTGTTGATCGTAAGGATTGACAACGGGTTGCGTTGCAACAGTTTCATTGACTACGGGCTGCTGAATAACGGGTTGCGTTTGAACATTCAAAAGACTGTCTGTCACTGGTCCGCCAGTCGATAAAATTGACCGATCATCAACAAAATTATCCTTACCCATGTCAAGCAAGCCACCCGTTGATGTGGATGTTCCGCCAGTCGTTTGAAGTTGCTGATTAGTTGCGCCTTGCGTGACTGAAGAACCAACGTTTTGCGCTACTTGCTGCGTTGCAGCAGCGGCATCTTTTGCCGCTTGGCTAGTTACTTGATCGGTTTGATCGGATGGCGACGGTTCAGGATTTGGTTGTGTCCGCCACTTAGAACCTTCCGGTAGTGTATATGGCGTTATTTGACCAGTGTTGGTAAATAGCAACGATTCAGGTCCAAAGCCATAACGTGTGTAATCGCCAGTGTATGGCGTATAAGTGCGACCCGCTAAACCTTTTTCCGTGATGCCTTGCATTTGTCTGTTGGCACCGGCTTGCCTTGCGGCGTTGATCGCTATTTCGGGCTGCGCTGAACGTATAAACTCGGTACGCAATGCACTAGGTGATGCCAATTCACCCTGTGCCCATTGCCAATACGCCACTTCATCAGGATTTGGCGAGCGTCCAAGCGTTGACGTGTAAAGCTCTGGAATAGCATCGCGCAGAAACGCTCCGCGTAATTGCGCCGGTGTCCACTTTTCGTTATTGGCGGACATGAGCCACCAATTGATTTCATCGTCACGCGGCGCGCGGTTTAAGGTTTGCTGATAAAGCGTTTGAATGTCTGCTTTCGTTGCCATGTTTACCTCTAAATTGCTGTTGCGCTAATCACGCCGGCGTTACTAACCGCAATGTTGTAACGCGTTCCATTGGGCGAGCGCAAAATTAACCGCGCACCCTCAACAAACTCGACATCCTGCAACTTCTTCAGATTCAACGCATCAGCGCTTTCAATCGCTCGATTGCGTTCGCGCTCAATGGATGCCGAGTAATCTTGTGGCGGATTGGGTAGTCTCATCGTCCGCTTCCCGCTACAGCATCCAAGCGAATCGTTCCAACACGCCAATCGGCATCAGCATTTCCGACAACGCGCATCGCTACCTGGCGACCCGTGAACCTTACATTCGTGTAAGGTTGCATCGAGTAAGGGCCATACGTTGTTGAGGAAGACTCTGGTGTTGACTGCGTGTAAAACGTCAACTTCACTTGGCCTTGTGACTTTTCATCCGGCAGCACTTGGCGGACCGACATGAAACGATCACCAGCGCCAATTTCAACTGGACCTGATTCGGCGTAGCGCGTGGACGTGATGGGCGTGCCGTTGTTAGTCCATCCGTTTTCATGCTCATACAGGAACCCATCGGTTCCAACGGATAGCGGGTTAGTGAACACACCGGCATCCGTCCAGCATGTTCTCGCCAATTCGCCAATCGCCCAATGGTTTTCGCGGTAATTCCAAATTAGATAGCGATTGCACTCATTGCTATCTGCTGACGGGTAAAACCACCACACTTCACCGAAAGCCGAATTGTGCCCCGAATAAATCTTCGCCACTTGATCAAGGTTGATGTCGGTAAAGACATAGTCGCCAACCGAGCAAGGCAATGGTTGAAGTTGACCATTGAATAAGAAAAATGATTTGTCTGACATCCAAACAGCGCCACCTTCAATCACGGCAACGGCTTGCGGACCAATCAAACCGCAAAACGAACCAACCTTTTCTTGACCATATACCAATGGCGGACCAAGATAATTCATGACGTGCGCGTCCGTTTCGGTCAAGATCAACACCTGACCGCGCACGCGTTTAGCCGCCAAAATGCGACCGTTGGTTTGAAGCTCTAACG